CCCCGCCCCCACTGTCCGTCGTATTTGAAAGGCCCGAAACGGATCACGTCGAGCCTCGGCCGATCGAGCCTGACGGCGCCCTGATGGGTCGGATCGAGCCGAGGCTCGTCACGCCGGTGTTGGGGCACGAGAGTTTCGGCCCTCTGGTGGCTGCGTGGGCTGAGCGCAACCTGCCCGGCGAACTGATGGCGTGGCAGCGGCTTGCGCTTGACGGCCAGTTGCAGCACGACGGCACCGGTCAACTGCTGCACTCCGAGTCGCTGGTCACGGTGGCGCGCCAGAACGGCAAGTCGTACGGAATGGCGGCCCTGATCGGTTGGTGGCTGACGGAGATGCCGATCATTGCCGGGCGGCCGCAGTCGATCATCTCGGCTGCGCACAAGCTCGACCGGGCGTTCGCACTGTTCAAGGAACTCGCCCCGGTGCTTGAGGCCCGCTTCGACGCCAAGATCAACTGGTCTTACGGTCGGAACTTCGTAGAGCTGCCCGGCGGATCGACCTGGCATGTGACCGCAGCCACGCCTCAGAACGCGCACGGCGCCAGCGCCGACTTGGTGTGCCTCGATGAGATCTGGTCGATCGGCCCCGAGGTGATCTTCGACGCCTACCGGCCCACGATGACTGCGCGCCCTAATCCGTTGATGTCGATGTGGTCGACGGCGGGCGACGAGTCGTCGAAGGTGATGTTGCAGCTGCGGGAGCAGGCGATCCATGCGATCGACGAGCGTCGAGCGTCGGCCCTGTTTTACGCAGAGTGGTCACCGCCGCCGGGCGCAAACCTCGACCGGCCGGACACCTGGGCGTGGGCTAACCCAGCCCTCGGCACGACGATCACAGTCGACCGTTTGCGACGGATGGCGGAGACACCGAACCGGCAGGCTTTCCTCCGAGCGCACTGCAACGTGTGGATCAGTGCTGCGCAGGCGTGGCTGCCCGCTGGCTTGTGGGAGTCGCTCGAGGTCGACGACGAGCTGCCCGCCGGTGGCATCCTGGCGGTCGACACCGACTTGACCGACCTGCGGTACGTTGGCGTCCGTGTGGCCTCCAGAGCCGACGGCGTATTGCACGCGGCCACTGAGTTCGTCGTCGACTCGGCCTCACGGATGTGGGCCGAAGTGGAGCGGGTACTTGAGGATCGAACCGTTCGGCTCGCACTCACGCCGGGTCTCGCGGCGGTCTGTCCGATGGAGATGCAGCGGCGGATGGTGACGTTCGGCACGCAAGAGATGAACCTGTACACCGCTGTCGTGCGCAACATGATCCTTGAGCGCCGCATCGTGCACTCGGGACAACTGTCTCTCTCCGAGCAGGTCAACCGTGCCGTCGCGGGCCGTACCGGCGCCACGATCACCCTGTCGTCACAGAAGTCGCCGGGGCCGATCGAGATGGCCCGGTGCATGGTTGCAGCTGCCGGGCTGGCGTCGGCGCCTGTGGCGTCCGTGCGGAAACCGATGATCGGCGTCGGCAGATAGTGCTAGCAAGTTATCCACAGGTCTGCTAGCGTCCGCCGACGTGGGACTGTTCCGCGCCAAACCAGCACCAGCCTTCGGGGCCTCAGACCCCGTAAAGGCTGCTGCTGGTTCCGCGGGACGCCCTGGCGCGTGGCAGACGCTTAGCGTCGGGGCGGCGACTGCCCGCGCCTTGTCCATCCCGACCGTGTCGCGTGCGATCGGTCTGATCACCTCGACCATCGGCGGCCTCGATCTCCGGCAGTACTCGCTGCAATGGGATCCGGGCGCCGAGGATTACGTCAAGGTGTACTTGCAAGGCGAATCGTGGTTCGATCGGCCCGACCCGCGGGTCACCCGGAACTTCTTCATGTCGGCCCTTACAAAAGACTTGATGTTGTGGGGCCGGGCGTTCGCCTACATCACTTCGAGGTACAGCACCGGGTTCCCGGCGTCGTTCGTGTGGCTCCCTGCCGAGTCGGTGAACACGCCGAACTACTCGGGGCCGGAGTGGTTCGGGCCGTTCGACCAGATCGAGTTCAACGGCCAGAAGCTCGACACTAACGATGTGGTGCAATTCCTGTCACCGATCGACGGCATGCTGTGGACAGGTAACCGGTCGATCGACATCGCCTACCGTCTCGATGAGGCCGCCAAGCGTTTCGCATCGTCTGAGATCGCCGCCGGGTATCTCCAGCAGAAAGACGGCGAACCGATGTCCGGCGAGGAGCTGTCCGAGCTCGCAGCCGCCTGGGCGACCGCCCGCCAGACCCGCGCCGTCGGTGCACTCAACCAGCACGTCGAGTGGATCGAGTTCAAGTCGAACCCGTCCACGTTGCAGCTGACCGAAGGCCGCCAATACGCCGCCCTTGAGCTGGCCCGCGTCATGCAGGTGCCGCCCTGGCTGGTCGGCCTGTCCGTCGGCGGCATGACATACCAGAACAGCCAGCAGGCCCGCACCGACCTGATCCTGTTCGGCGCAATGCCGTACATCCACTGCATCCAAGAAACATTGAGCGGCCCGAACGTGCTGCCTCGAGGTCGTCACGTCGAGTTCGACATCGACGACTACGTCGGCATGACCGTCGGCCAGGACTCGGAGATCCCTGTCGAAGGGCCAGTAGGAGAGCCAGCATGATCCGATTCACCGCGCAGGCCGTCACGATCGACGCCGCAGCAGGCGACGAACCCACCCGCCAGATCTCCGGCATCGCCGTCCCGTACGGTGTTGATGCGGTCGTGTCCGGCGGGCAGCGTGTCCGCATCGAGGCCGGGGCCATCCCCACCTCTGGCCCGGCGCCCCGCCTGCTCGCCGAACATGACACCAGCCGAGTCGTCGGAGTCGTCACCGCCCGCGAGTCGACCGACGCCGGGATGCTGTTCACCGCGAAGATCGCCGCCACACAGGCCGGTGACGAACTGCTTGAGCTCATCAAGATGGGCGCCTACGACTCCGTCAGCGTCGGTCTGCGCCCGGTCGACGTCGAGCAGGACGGCCGCACCACCATCGTGAAGGCCGCCGAATGGGAGGAATTGTCCGTGGTGTACGCCCCGGCATTCTCCGACGCCAAGATCCTTGAGATCGCCGCATCCGCCGAGGATGAGGCCAACCCCGACGAACCCGAAACACCCCAACCGTCCGAGGAGGACACCACCATGTCAGACCAGACCCCTGAGGTCGTCGAGGCCGCCGCCCCGGTGGTGCCCACGGCGCCGATCGTGTTCGCGTCGCCGAAGAAGATGACGCTTCCGTCCCTGCCCGACTACATCGAGGCCGCCCGCGAGGGTGGTTCCCGCTGGATCCTGCTGAACGAGCAGATCAAGGCCGCCACCGGCGACGTCGTCGTCTCCGACGCTGCGGGCCTCGTCCCGACCCCGGTCGTCACGCCCTACTACGACGACATCCAGCCGCTCCGCCCGATCGTGTCCGCCCTGGGCGCCCGGTCGATGCCCGCCGCCGGATCCACGTTCCTCCGCCCCAAGGTCGTCAACCACTCCGGTGTCGACGTTCAGTCGTCCGAGCTCGCCACGCTCGACACCGAGGACTTCGACCTGACCAACGTGACCGTCACCAAGAAGACGTTCGCCGGGAAGCTCACCCTGTCCGAGCAGGTCATCGACTGGTCGACCCCGTCGATGCTTGAGGCGTCGGTGCAGGATCTCGCCGGGCAGTACGCCCTGCAGACCGAGAAGTACGTCGTCGACCAGATGGCCGCTGCGATCACCAACACGCAGGAAGTCATCGTGACCGACTTCACCGACTCGGCCGAGGTCATCAGCGACCTGTACACCGCAGCCGCTGACATCGCCGCCACCGGCAACTACTTCCCCAACGCCCTCGTCATGGCCCCGGTCATGTGGGCCAAGCTGGGCGCCCTCGTCGACTCGAGCAACCGTCCGCTGTTCCCGCAGACCGCCCCGTCCAACGGCATCGGGCTGCTGCCCTCCGGCGTGACGCAGGCCACCGGCAACCCGCTCGGCCTCACCCTCGTCGTGTCGAACCAGATCGGCACTCAGGCCGTCGGCAACCAGGAAGCCAACGAGTACTTCTGGATGCTGAACACGCGCGGCGTCGAGGTGTACGAGGACTACAAGGGCTTCCTTCAGGTCGTCGGAACCAACCTCGGCGTCACCGTGATCGTGCGCGGCTACTTCGCCGCCGAGGTCATCGACGTCAACATGATCCGCATCCTCGGCCCGGACGCCACGTTCAGCTGATCTAGCGAGCACCTCCCGGGGACTCTGGACTACGTCATGGCCGACTACACCATCACGCACGCATGGCGCGTAGACGACTATGGCGTAGTCCAGACCCTCGAGGACTTCTCCGGCCTCATCGTCGGATCAGACATCAACATCAGCGGCCTGTCACAGACCAACCTGAACGGCAACCACACGGTCTACAGCCTCGAGCCGTACGAGTTCCTCGGCGTCGACGACGACGGCGACCTCCTCTGGAACTACAGCATCCCGAGGATGAACCAAGTGCTGTTCGTCGACGCAGGCGACGACATCGACCGCACCACCGACTCGGGCACCCTGGCATACACGCCGACCTGCACATGGATCACGAACGCCCAGGTGACCGAGTTCCTCGGCATCAGCGCAGCCACAGCGAACGACACGGCCTACATCACGACCTGTGTCGCAGCTGCGAACGCGTTCGCCTCGAGGAGACGGCGCGCCGCCGGATACTTCGACGACAGTCTCAGCACCGCCCCGTCGGGCGATGTGAAACTCGGCACCACCCTCTACGCCGCCGCCCTGTACCGGGAACGCGGCTCCGTGGACTCGTTCGCATCGTTCGAGCAGCTCGGCCCCGCCCAGGCGTTCGGGTCGATGGGCCGCATCTTGCAGCTCCTGGGAGTGAACAGGCCGCAGGTCGGATGACATGGCCGCCACAGGCATCCTCGCAGCGGCCTACAGCAACGTCACGAGCGCGTTGGCGGCCGCCAACCTCGTCGTGGTCACCGACCCGCGGAACGCCCGCCCCATGTCGGTCTACGTCGAGCTACCAGAGGGCCGCGCGTTCAATGAGAACATTGTCGACGTCTCCATACGGCTACGCGTGCTGGCAGCACCCCCCGGCAACCAAGACGCCGCCGACTACCTGCTGACCGTGTTCGACACGATCCACCAGCTCAAGACGCTGGCCGTGACAGACTTCGCCCCGTCCACCGCGATCATCGGCGAGCAGAACATCCCCGCCTTTGACATCACCGTCCGACTCTCAACAAGGAGAAACTGACAATGGCAACCACCGTCACCCTGAGCCAGCCTGCGCTCAAGATCAACAGCGTGGACTACTCGGATCAATGTACGGCAGCGACGCTGACCATCACCGAGGAAGCCCTCGAGGCGACCAGCTTCGCCGACTCGGCCCGCAAGTTCACCGCCGGACTCACCAACGTCGAGTTCACCTGCACGCTGATGCTGGCGTACGACACCGCCGAGGTCGAGGCCAACCTCGAGGGCCTCGTCGGCACCACGACCACAGTCGAGGTGTACGCCACGAACTCGACCTCGCCGAGCGCGACGAACCCCGAGTACACGATCACCGGGGCCTACCTCGAGTCGTTCACGCCGATCAACGCCAGCCTTGGCGAACTCCAGACCGTCGACCTGACGTTCACGGGCGGCACCTACGCCCGCGCGACGACCTGATCGGAGCGGCCCCGACATGATCCCGCAGCTCCAGATCAGCCTCGACCTCGGCGACGGCCCCGTGACCGTGACCACCACGCTCCCCGTGTGGATGGCATGGGAGAAGGCCACCGGCAAGACCTTGACAGACCTCCAGAAAGGCATCGGGGCCACCGACCTCGCGATCCTCGCCTACGAGGGCTGCAAGGCCGCCAAGATCGTCGTCCCAGCCACGACCACCGACTTCGCCCGCAAGGTCGTCGACGGGCCGACGTTGGCGGGGGACGATGACGGCCGCCCTACCGACGGGGCAGCATCCACCGATCACTAGCCGAAGTGCTCGTGATCACCGGATGGTGGCCCCATGACATCCCGTTCGACAGCAAAGACCTGAGCACCGTCCTCGAGGTCATCAACGAGAGGCAAAAGAATGGCAGCAAGCAGCTTCCGAGTCGCCGCTGAGGCGCAGGGGCTGGCTTCTGCCATCAAGACCCTCGGCAAGGTCGACAAAGAGCTCAAGAAAGAGCTCGTCGCCTCGATGAAGAAGGCCGCCGATCCGCTCGTGAATGAGGCCCGTTCCCTCGTCCCGGCGGCCGCTCCCCTGTCCAACTGGGGGAACTGGAAGGGCGGCTGGAACACCGGCAAGGTCACTCGAGGCATCAAAGTGTCGCAGCGCAACACGGCGCAGCGCGGCGTCGGCGGCCAACGCGAGGAAACGATCCGACTGCTCGCCCTGGTGTCCTCGAGCGCGGCGGGAGCGATCTACGACATGGCAGGCAGGGCCGGTGGCTCCGGTCGAGGCTCCGAGGGCGCAGCTCGAGGCCGGGCGATGATCGACAAGCTCGACACATTCGGCCAGGCATCCCGCACCCTGTGGCCCGCAGCGGAACGCAAACTCGGCGACGTACAAGACGCCGTTCGTGACGCGATCGCCGACATGGAGGACACCTTGCAGAAAGAACTGGAGGCCCGCTGATGGCGATCGTCGTCCCCATCATTTCCGAGTGGAACAAGAAGCAGCTTGCCGACGCACAGAAAGACATCGAGAAGTTCGGCGACAAGGCCGGGAAAGCATTCAACGGCCTGACGAACGCCGGGAAGAAACTTGCGCTCGGCCTCGCCGGGGTCACCGTGGCCGCCGTCGCCGTCGGCAAAGACCTGCTCGAGGCCGGTGAACGCGCCTCGACCTCGAACGCCCGCATTCAAGAGATCACCGAGTCGATGGGCCAGTTCGAGGGCCGCACAAAGAAAGTGACCGACCGCCTCGTCGAGCTCGCCGAGGCCACGGCCCGCAAGACCGGCGTCGACCAGAACCAGATCAAGCAGGCGCAGGCCACCCTGCTCACGTTCGGCAACCTGTCGAACTCGGCCGGGGCCGTCGGCCAGAACTTCGACCGGGCCACCGCAGCAGCGATCGACCTGGCCGCCGCCGGATTCGGCTCCGTCGAGGGGAACGCCGTGCAGCTCGGCAAAGCCCTGAACGACCCGATAAAGGGCCTGAGCGCGCTCACCGAGTCCGGTGTCACGTTCACCGAGGCCGAGAAGGATGTCATCGAGACGCTCGTCCTGTCCGGCAACACATACGGCGCGCAGCAGCTCATCCTCGAGGCGATCGAGAAGCAGGTCGGCGGCACCGCCGAGGCCACCGCGAACGCCAGCGACCAAATGCGGGTCGCGTTCTCGCAGCTGCAAGAACGCCTCGGCGAGAAGCTCCTGCCCGTGCTCAACAGGCTCGGCACGTTCTTCATTGAGACGCTGCTGCCCGTCCTCGAGCAGGCCTACAACACCATCGTGCCAGCGTTTCAGAAAGCGTGGGACGACCTGTCACGCGCCCTCGGCCCCGTCATCGAACAGCTGCGCGATGTGCTCGAGCCGATCATCAACCGTGTCGTCACGTTCCTTCGAGAGAACACAGAGGTCGTGAAAGTGTTCATGGCGGTCCTCGCCGGGGCCGCAGCCGTCGCGATGATCGCAGCTCTCGCCGCAGCGTTCGCCAGCCTGTTCAACCCCGTGACACTCATCATCGGGGCGATCGCCGCCGCCGCCGCCGGGATCGCGTACGCCTGGAAGAACTTTGAGACGTTCCGCAACGTCGTCACCCGAGTGTTCGAGGCCGTGCAGACCTACATCCAGGCATGGTGGACCGTGGTCTCGTGGGTATTCGAGAACGTCATCGGCGGCATGGACGGCGTCAAGCGCACCGCCGAAATACTGAAGACCGTGTTCGTCGGCGCGTTCAACTTCATGAAGGGCGCAGTCGACGGGCTGATCAGCGCGATTCGCACCGTTATCGACGTAGCCACGAGTGCCGTGAACGCCGTCAAGGGCGTCGGCGAGAAAGTGTCCGACATCCCCGGCGCAGGAGTCGTCAAGGGCCTATTTTCGGCCATCACTCCGTTCGCAGACGGCGGCATCGTGACCGGCCCCACGATCGGCCTGGTCGGCGAAGCAGGACCCGAGGCGATCATCCCGCTCGACCAGGCGCGTCGTGACGGCCCGTTCGGCAGCTCTGTCACAAACGTCACCGTCAACGTGCAAGGCGCAGACCCGAACGCCGTCGTGCGTGCCCTCGAGCAGTACGTCCGGCAGAACGGCGCGATCCCGATCACGACATCGACCAACAGGCGCGTCTGATGAGCTACCTAAACGGGTACACGATCAAGCTCAGACTGTGGGACGACGAGACAGACGTAACGCAGTACGTCCAAAGTTTCACGACTGAGACGGTCGCCGGACTCGGAGAGCTCGGCTACGCCACCTGTGCGGTCACGATCAACAACCAGAGCGGCGAGTTCACCCCGCTCGACGTAGGCGGGCAGGGCACCTACAACTTCAGCTTTGTCGGCTATGTGCTCACGATCGAGGCCGAAATCGAGCACTTGCCGAGTCCGATCACGGTTCTCGTGTTCGATGGCGTTGTCAAAGATGTCGCCATGTCAGGCAACACGTTCGACTCGACTCTCACGTTCAACTGTGTCGACTGGGTCAGCCTGGCATCGGGCGAACCTGCCACGACCACGACGAACGGCGTCGAGTACGACTACGACGACGGCATTGCGCTCGTCATGAACGGCAGCGTTCCGAACACGGGCGGCAAGGGCCTCGACATGCCGTGGTTCGGGGCCATTTCGCCGTCTCAGTCGTTTCAAGCGATCCCGATGGGTCCGGTCACCACCAAGATCGAGCTGCCCGCTACGACGAACACGACGGCGCACGACCTGCTGGCGAACACTTTGATGCCGTCGGGGCCGTTCGTGGCATGGCCCGGCAGGATCACGTTCACCACCTCCCCGGCACAGATCCAGTTCGACCTGTTGACCCTCGACCGGAACCTGACCCGCACCTACGATGTTCAGTCGTTTCAGTTCGGCCCGAACGTCACCGGGGACGGCATCCCAATCGTTGAGCTCGTCGTCGGCTTCACGACGGACCTCATCACGAGCACCACGACGACTACTTCGGGCCTGTCCGGCTCGACAGCGCAGACCGTGGCGAACTCGACCACGGCGACGACGTACGGCGGCCGGTCCCGCACCTACACGGGCACGGCGAACCCGTCCGACGCCGAAGCTCTGAACGTGTCCGGTTTCTGGACGAACCGACAGTCGTTTGCTCGAGTGACTCCGGTCGAGGTGATCACGACGATCGCCGCTATCGACGCCGATGGCACGGCGAGCCCGGTCGAGGTCGCCGCCCTGTTCGACTTCGTCGACAGCTTGTACCAGGTGGCGAACACTTCGTTCACGGCAACGGGTGGCACGGCGATCACGACATCGCAGGTGACGACGAGCCGTCGGATCAGCGCGACACCCGGTTCGACGACGATTAGCGTGAGAATGCTCCCGTCGGCCGATTACACATCGTTCGTGCTCAACTCGAGCACTCTCGGAAAGCTCAACTTGAACAGGCTAGGGTGATGACATGACGTATCCGTGGGCATCTGGTGAGGTGTTGACAGCTGCGGATCTCAACGCGTACGCCGGTCTGGTGCTCGTCAAAACACAGACGATCGGCACAGCGGTGGCGTCGGTTACGGTGTCGAATGCGTTTTCATCTACTTACGACAACTACAGAATCGTAATTGGCGGCGGCGTGGGTTCCACAGCGATCACTCTTTCGCTGCAACTTGGAGCGTCAACTACTGCCTACTACGGAGTGGTCACGTATGCAACATACGCTGCGACTGGCACTCCGTTGTCGGCTGGCGACAATAACGCAGCGAAATGGACAACTATTGGCTATGCGGCCAGCGGACTGTTGCAAGCGTCTTTCGATTTGATTAACCCAAATCTTGCTACGTGGACATCAATCAACGCTGCGTCATGGGCAGCACAGACCGTGGCAGGCACGTTTAATGGTGTGCACCAAGTTTCGACGGCATACACCGATTTCACGTTAGGTGTAAACACAGGAACACTTACCGGCGGCACAATCAGGGTCTATGGGTACAACAATGGCTGAGTGGACACGTGACGAACTAGTAGCCCTCTACCTCGACGGCACAGTAAATGTGCAGGTCGATGACGAGGTGCGCCCGATGACGACCGAGGAATGGTCGACGTGGATCGACGGCCAAGTCGGCCAACCCAAGCCCGAGGAACCCGGTGCGTAACGGTCTGCTCGTCCTCGGGCTCGGCATTGTCGCCCTGGTGCTGTCGTTCATGACCTCGGCCTGTGGTTACGACGGCGGATATCGGTACGCCTGCCAAGACCCGAACAACTGGGACACCGCCGAATGCCAGCCGCCTCTGTGCGAAGCTGACGGCACCTGCCCCGAGTACCTGGTCCCCGAGGAGGTTGACCTGTGAAACACAAAGAGGACCGTTTCTCCGCGAAAGAGATCCTGACGCTGATCGTGGGCACGACGCTCGCGTTCACGTTCGTCATCATCGTCGCCGGGGTCATGTACGCCCTCGTATTCGTCACGCAGCCCGTCTCGTACCAGTCGCCGAACGACGCAGCGTTCATCGAGAAAGTGCTCGTCCCGATCGTCCTGTTCCTGTCCGGTGCCCTGTCCGGCGTCCTCGCCGCCAACGGCCTCGGAAACAACAAACGGACCTCGAGCAACCCGACCAACGGAGGAAACCCGTGAGCTACACGAACTGGCACGACGGCCGTAAGCCCGGCGCACCATGGAACGGTCCCAGCCCGAACGTGCGGGCCGTCCTCGAGTACTGCAAGGCCCGCTGGGGCCTCGTCGACCTCGGCTGCTACGGCGTCCGCCCGATCCGAGGCGGCACCCGCTGGTCCGCCCATGCGTTCGGCGCAGCTCAGGACATGGGCTACCGCAACGGCCCATCGCGCGAGGTGATCGAGAACGAGGTGATCCCGTTCCTCGAGCAGCACGCTCCGCAGCTCGGCCTGCAACGCATCCACGACTACTGGGCGAAGCGGTACTGGCAGGCCGGGAAGGGCTGGATCGGTCGCCCGCCCGGCAATGGCCACGACTGGCTGCACATCGAGACGACGGAGGAAGCGTGGGCCGATGGGCGCAGCGTGGAGGAACGCATCGGCGGCGCAGCTCCGGCCCCGGCCCCGGCGAAGCCTGCGAAGCCCGCCGCCTGGCGCACCGTGAAGAAGGGCAGCAAAGGCGAAGCCGTAAAGAAGGTGCAGGCCGTGATCGGCGCCACGGTCGACGGCCAATTCGGCCCGAAAACCGAGGCCGCAGTCAAGGCATACCAGGCACAGCACGGTTTGGTTTCTGACGGCATCGTCGGCCCCATCACCGCAGCCCACATGGGACTGGCTTGACATAGCCTGCCGATAATCGGCATACTCATGGCTACCCGACGCATAAGGAGGTGGCCCATGAGGCTCCTGCTAACCATCCCCGCCGCTCTCGCCTTGTTCTTCGGCATCGGCCAACTGCCCCCCGAATGGGAACACGACCTCGAGCAGCTGCCCGCTGCCGAACCACTCGTTCCGGCGACCACTGTGTACACGCCGCCGACGACTGTCCCCACCGTGGCTACAACTCCCACGGTGACGGCCCCGGCCACCACCACCACGCTCGTCGTGTCAGACACCACGCCAGAGGGGCAGTGGTTGTGTGGTGAGTGGTGGCCTACGGCCCGCTCCATGGGCTGGACAGCCGAACAATGGCCCACACTCGACCGGGTCATGTGGAACGAGTCCCGCTGCACCCCGAACGTCGTCAGCGCTACCGGCGACTTCGGCCTCGTCCAGGTCAACTGGGCGACATGGGCCAGCACCGTGCGCAGTCTCGGCTACGAGGCACACCACCTGTACACACCCGCGGTCAACCTGCTCATCGGCCGGTTGATCTATCAAGCCGCATTAGACGCCGGTTGGTGCGGCTGGGATCCGTGGAAATCCTCCGGCGACTACTGCAACTGAAAGAGGCACCCCGACATGCCAACAGACCCCGACAGCCAGCCATGGCGCTACTCACGCGCCTCCGACCCTGACACTGCGAGGCGCGCCGCCGCCGAAGTGTCCACGAAAATCACCGCCAAACACCTCGCCGCCATGCAGGTGCTGCTCGACCTCGAGTGCGCCACCGCCGACATGGTCGCCGAGGAGCTCGTCGAGCGTGGCGTCGTCACCCGACACGAACAGGGCCGCCGCCTGGTGCGCACCATCTCCGAGGGCCACGACTACGCCCGCATCGCCACCAACGCCGACGGCACACCGATCGAACTCGTCAACGTGTCCGGCATGGCCGCCCAGGCATACGAGCTCACCATGCGAGGCGTGCAGCTCGTCCTTGACCCGAAGTCGAGAGTGCTGAAGTGAGCGGGTTCAAGCTCGACGGCTACGTGACCGTCAACGAACGACTCCGGCAGGCCATGGAACTATGGCCCGACATGTGCGTTACAGAAACGCAGCCCCGAGTCGTCGAGGTGGCACAGGCCACATTCATCGAGGTCGCCGTCACCGTCCACCGGGCGCCTGATGACCCGATGCCGACTACGGCGCACGCTTGGGAGCCGATCCCCGGTAAAACGCCGTACACGCGTGACAGCGAAATGATGAACGCCTCGACGTCGGCGCTCGGCCGGGCGCTCGGAATGATGGGCATCGGCACCACGTCAAGCCTGTCATCGGCCGACGAGGTGATCGCCCGCCAATACGACCAAGCGGCCCAGAACCATCCGAGCGGCAAAGTCCGGCCCGGATCGGCGGCTGTACGCCCGTTAGAGGCCGTCAAAACCGATTCCGGTACCAAGGGTGCGGGCAAACCCACCGAGAAAATGCTGAAGTTTCTGGCAGTCTTGGAGAAACGCACCGGACAAACGGCTAGCCCCGAGGCCCGAGAGGACTTCGACCTATGCCGATCCGAAATCGACCGCCTACAGGGGTCAGCAGAATGACGTTCCGCCGAGTCCTGCCCGCCGACATGTCCGAAGCCCAGTTCCAAGCCGCCGTGCTTGACATGGCCCGCTGGTTCGGGTGGCGCACATTCCACCCTCGCACCGTCAAGTCGATCACCGGCCACCACCTGACCGCATACCAGGGCGAAGCCGGATTCCCTGACCTCGTCCTCGCCCACGGCCAGCGCGGCGTCATCTTCGCGGAGCTGAAGGTCAAGCGAAACAAGCTCAGCACCGGACAGGAACTGTGGCGCGAAGTGCTTGAGCGCGCCGGAGCCGAATACCACCTGTGGCGACCCGAAGACTGGGCCGCCATCGAAACCCGACTGAAAGGAAAAACCCCGACATGACAGAACTCATCAACGAGGCAGAACGCACGCTCGCCCTGCTCCGCGGCATCGACCTCGAGCTGCGACGCAAGAACTGGCGCGGCCGAGCTGCCCGACGCATCGACCTCAACACTTGGTCGTCGATCATCACCCAGTGCGTGTTCCTGTCAATCGCCGTCACCGCGGCCGAGAAGATCGAGCAGGTGCGCAATGGCTGAACGACCTTTGAAGTTTGCCGACACCATCGAGGACATGCTCGAACTGCTCGAGCTGCAAAAGAACGACGACTCATTCGGCATTGGCGTCAGTTCGGCACTAATGGTCAACATTTGCAAGCGCATCAAAGAGCTGGAGGCCCGCAATGGCTGACCGTAACCGCTGCCATTGTGGCGCCATCCCGGTCACGATCGACGGCTATTGCCCGACCCACAAGCACCAGAGCAGCACCATCCCGAGGCCCACGCTCGTCGAGGAGCTCGGCAGCTGCAAGGCAGAGAAGCATTGGCTGAACGAGGAACTGCTGCGCGTGAACGCCGAGCTGAAGGTGCACAGGCTGCGCGCCCAGCACCTGCAAAAGCTCCTCATGCGGGTCAAGCTCGGCGACATTCCCGTAGAGGAGATCGGCCGATGGATGTGATGAACGACCTGCTGAAAGCCATGATCGTGCTCACCGGGGCCGCCCTGATCCTGTTCGCAGTGGAGATGATGCGCCCATGATCATTCGCGAACGGAGACCCAACCGGTACGTCGTCATCCCGAACGAGGCCGTGCAAAACCACGCCTTGAGCTTCAAGGCCCGAGGCGTACTCGCCTACCTGCTCTCCCAGCCCGACCACTGGACGATCAGCGGCACTGCCCTCGCGAAGATGGCCGCGCAAGACGGGCGCGAAGCAATCAGGACAGCGCTACTGGAGCTCGAGCAGGCCGGATACCTGGTACGCCGCCGAGTGCAAGACCCCACCACAGGCCGCTGGGGATGGCACCAAGTCCTACACGATCAGCCTGTGGACAACCATAGGGAAAACCCTGAGGACAACGCCACGCCCGAAGTCCGGTTTTCCGACGTCGGAAAATCGCACTTCTTAGAAAGTACTAACCAGAAAGTACTTACTGAGAAAACATCGCGAGATAGTTACGCGAAGGAACCACACCGCCTGTGCACAACCTGCAACGGCAACGGATGGTTCATCACAGGCATCGACCTCGTCGAACGATGCGAACGATGCCAAGGCTCAGGGGTAGCAGCATGAGCCAACACGGAGCCAGCATCTACCGCACCAAACGCTGGAAGGAAGTACGCGCCCAGGTGCTTCGTGAAGAGCCGGTGTGCCATTGGTGCAAGCGCAGGCCAGCGACACAAGCCGATCACCTGATCGAGCTGGCTCGAGGAGGAGACCCATACGAGCGAACCAACCTCGTCGGCTCCTGTAGAGCCTGTAACAGCAAGAGGGGCGCCGAGTACCAAGCCAAGGCAGCCGCGGCCCGCAGACAGCGAAATAGGGGCCAATCAGAGCCACAGGTTTTTGGGTCAGGCCCACAGGGCACCCCGCCCCCACTGTCCGTCGTATTTGAAAGGCCCGAAACGGATCACGTCGAGCC